CTTGGACGTAATTGGTCGTCTGCTACACCTGTAGCGCGTGCTGTTTTGTCAATATAATCTTCTGTGGCTTTAACCTGAGCGTCTGTAGCCTTAGTTACGTTTTTAAGTGTTTGTGCAAGTGATACTTGGGCTTTCTCATCTTCAATAGCAGCTTTAACAGCATCTACACCAATTTTGATAGCTGCAACGCCAGCAGCTGCACCAAGAGCTGCAAAGGCTAAAGCACCAGTTTTAAGTGCGCTACCTAATTTATTGCTGAAACTTTTTGTTTCTTTATCGGCTTTATCTAGTCCGTCTATGAATTGTTTTGTGTCAGCAAGTAACGCTAATTTAAGTGTCCTAATGTCAGCCATTATAAACCAGCCTTCCAAGCATCTCTAATTTTTTCATAACCTTTAAGCCATTCCTGAGCAATTGTAGGTTGAAATCTTGACATTGCACGATACAACCACCAACCTTCTTTACCACCCTTGCCAGAGCGTCTAGGGAACTGTTTATATTGCTTTGATCCAAATTCATTACCCATTATCACATAACCAGCACTAAAAGCACTAGAGCCAACTTTACGATTACCACCAATACTAAAACTTGGTGCTTTATCAGACTTAGATATTTTAATTGAGTCAGCAACGGCTTGTGCTTGTTTAACGTTATAAGGCGCATTACTAGCTGCACCTTTAGCATAATTAGCACCACGTTCTGCTAACGCGCTAGCTATCTTTTTCATATCATTCTTAGCAATATCGTCCATTTTGCCAAACGCACGTAATAAACCACGATAGTCTTTATCTACTTTAACTAATTGAATTTGTTTAGCCATTAGCTTGCTCGTTTAATATGTCTATAGCCGTTGCCCATATTTCGGGTTCGGCATTGAGCCAATAGTCCGGTGTTATCCCAGTTGCTATTGCTAGTTCGACTGCTACTCGCCCGACGCTTCGGGCTTGGTAAAATTTGCTGTCTCAAAATCAGAAGCTGTAATATCGGTGACTTTGCTTTTCCAAGTGTCAAAGTTCTCGACTTTTTTTGTAACACGTTGTTGAATCTTGTGAGCCAAGAATAGAAGAAGTGTGTTACTTGGTGTGCTTTCTTCGATAAGTATTTTAACAATTGACTTGCCTGAGTATAATTCTTTTTCTGCAAGTGATAGTTCGACTGGTCTTGTCCATTCTTCAAACTTCTCACCTGTTTCTAATTCCCATAATAATTTAAGTTTAAGCATTTTGTGTGCCCCTGTTCTTTGTTTGTGGTTGTTACGCTGTTAGATCTTCGGTTGGTATACCTACAACTTGTAATGATACTGAACAAGTTTGTACGTCTGCACCTGAACCTGTAATGCTTGGGTATTGTGGCAATACTAAACCAGTTAATGTTACACCAGTTCTTAATGTCATAATAAAAGCAATTGTAGTGTCTGGGGCTGTTTCAGTTCCGTCCCATAATACTTTGTACAAGCTGTTTGGTGATGCGCCTGCGTCGTTCAAAAACTCAACGTCAAGTGTAACGTTTGAATCTATGTATTTGTAGGCTTTGCCTGCAAGGGTGTCAAAAGTTAATCTTTCTGTATCAAAGTTGATAGCAGAAGAAGTAATTTGCTCTGAGTAGTTATTGCCGTTAACACTCAAAATCAGTTGACGACCACTTAAAATAGTTGTTGCCATTTCTTACCTTTCTTAGCCTGTGTAGGCTGTTTGTAGTTGTATTTCAGCAGTTAATAGATCGGTACTATTAGTGCTTCTAATTCTTGGGCTACTTACCGATAATACTATAAAGTTTAACGGAATAAGTCCTAGAATTGTTTCTATATCGTCTTCCAAGTTTTTTAGCGCGCTTGGGTTAGAATACGTTGAACTAACAACTTCTAATGTTAGTCTGACGTAATAGTTTTTGCTATTGCCGATAACTATTGGTTCTAGGTATGGGTCACTAGCTAAAATTAGGGCTGCTGGTGGAATAACAATATCGGGTACGTGATCATAAGCAGAATAGTTTGTATTTGATGTTATTGCTGTTTTAAGGTCTGAACGTAGCGTACTTAAAGGCATAGTTAACCTACTTGACTATTAGAGTCAATATATTTACTTATCAAACCTGTAACTTTGTACAAAAGGGTTCTACCCATTCTGTAAGGGGCTGGGGTGTAATCAAGGGCTTGTTGTGTGCCACCTGCAGCTAATCTTGATTGGAATACGTCTACAGCAATTTGCAAAACGGCTTCTTCTACAGCTGCTACGCCGTCATATTGTGATAAATCGTTTTCGGCTGCAATACCATTAGGTATTACGTGGTAATACTCTTGATGAATGTTTGCACCTGTTGTTGTAATTCTAAAAGTGTAATCGTCTACTATTGAAGATATTGTTTTGTTGCCGTTAACGTGTGCTTCAACACCTGATATGGCAACTGTTTGTCCTTCATAAAATTTGTGTGGTCTTGTTGTGTGAATAGTTGTTTCGGTTGCTGTCTCTGAATAGTGTTTATCTATTCCAACTTTCCATTGAATAAGAAAATCACCTATAGCGTCTTCAGCTGTGTTAATGATCGCGTTTAATGCTGTGTCATCATAAAGAGTATTTGGAACGCCAAGTACAGTTCTTAACTGAGCTGCTGTTACTAATACTGGCATTTTATTTCCTCTCGTTTAGGGTGAGGCTAGCCACAGGGGCGAGACTAGCCTCACGACTTAGTGGTTTATCAGGACTTGTTAAACCAGTTTGCGCCAGCTGCAATTTTTGTAGCTAGTGCGCCATAGCCGTAATAGTTTACGTCTATTTGTCCTGTGTTGATTACGTTGGTGCGTAGGCTCAAACGTGGGCTTTCGTACCAAGTGTATGCGTCTGGGTTTAAGACAACCATTGAATAGTCACCTAAACCTGTGTTACCTGTTCCGTTCATTGAACGTGAAACATACAAATCTAAACCAGCAACGTTTCCACGTAATGATTGTGGGCTTACTGCGCCACCTGCATTTTGTGGGTTTGAAGCTGTGTAGATTGGACGACCTGCGTCGTTGTAACCCATAATTTTACCCCATTGTTCTGGAGATACTACAAGGTTACGTGCAAAACCTAATGAGGCTTTGTAAACGGCTGCAGCTGCTGAAGATACGTATTCTAATAATCCTTCTGCGTCTTCGTCTGCTGCTGTTGCGTTTAGTGTTCCTGCGTTTGCAACTTCGCCTGCAACGTATGCGTCTGTGGCTTTTGCGTATGCAAATTCCATTTGACGTACAAGTTCGTCAAAGAATACTGGTGAAGAACGATCTAGTAATTCTACTGAGAATGTTTGTTGTCCACCGAATTTTTTAACTGCTACTGAAACAAAAGATGAAGCTGTATCTGTTTCTGATAATGCTGCTTCTTCGTTTGCTTGTGCAACTGTTGGAGCAGTTGTAATTTTAGGAATTTCAAAAGACATACCAGCTGGTGGCAAGGTTTGCTTTGAAAGGGCATCTATAAATCCTCTATCAGCGTTTGCAATTCCGTTAATTACGTCAGTTGATTGTGGTGTTGGAATAAATCCAGCGTTGTTTCCTGTGGTGTCAGCTGCCATAACATATTGACGGCTGTCTTCGTTAATGCGTCGTCTCCTGCATTGGTTCGTGCGATTTTGAATGTTCCGACAATTCCTTTGTCGTCTTCTTCATATCTTGCTAGTTTGCCAATTGGTCTTGTCATATCGTGTTCGGTAAAAAGTTTTATGCCTTCGCCGATTTTAAGTGAGCCTTGTTGAAAAACAACGTCACCCATATTGGTATGTCCTACTTGACCAAAAGGGACAATAACGCCTGTTAATTCACGTTTTGATGAATTAGCTGCGATAATGTCGGTTGAGAATTTAATAAAGTTATTCATTTATCAAATCTTCCCTTTCTCTTGCTTCCTCTACTGTCATTACACCTAAAGGAATAAGTTTTGTGTATATGTCTGCGCGTTCTTGTGCGCTTGGTGAATAAAATTCTTCTAAGTTGTATTTTACTATAGAACCACGTGGCGTAATGTCGTTGTCGCTTAGTCTTTGTGTAATGCAAGACATCAAAGGACGTAAAGATAAATCTATTAGGCTTCTTCTTTCAGCTGTAACGTTTGAATAAGTCATTGAGCCACCTGCGTTACCACCTACGTAGTATTCAGGAAGATTACAAGCCCTAGCAATTTCGGAAGCCATATATTGACGTGCTTGGTTTAGCGTTAATTGTTCTGGGCTAAATCCTATGCTTTGAAAGTCGATTGTGTCGTTAACAAATGCTGTGCCACGTGTTTGTCTTGCTTCTTTCCAAGAATTTAATAGGGC